AGTTACACAAAAGAAATGTATGAGGCAGATGTTGTTAGTAACAAAGCTAAGTATCAAGCTAACTTACCTTATGAATCTTTTGGTATTCAAACAGCAGCTAATGGTGGAAGAATAGGTTATGCTAGTGGTTCAAAGGACCCTAAGTTTGACCCAAGTAATCCTAAGTATAAAGGTATTAACAAAAAAGTAGTACAAGAATTTATTCAAGAGGGAATACCGCTAGGTTATGATTCTCCTGAAGAATACTATGAAGACTTCTATAATCCAATAGGGATGAAAAATGGTGGAAGAATTGGTTATGCGGAAGGAAGTAGAGAAGGTATTGTTTCTTTAACAGATCAAAATTCAGGTGTTGTTTATAGAGATCCAAAAACAGGAGAACCTCTAACTATAGATGAGTTTTTAAGAAGAGCAGCTGAAGACGAAGCAGAAATTCAATTACTAAAAGAAGGTGAAGAACCAGGATCTCAATTTATTTCAAGACCTGATGATGCACCAAGTATCAGGCTTCCTGAAAAAGGAATAAGATCTCTGGATACGGGAGATTTTGGAAATGAAACTGAAAATATGCGTAATTCTCAAAAACTTAAAAGTGAATATGAAAGTGATCCCTATGTAACTCAACTATTAAAAAAAATAGGAACGGACGCTTTTTTTGGTGGGGAACCTAATCCTACATCTAAGTATAGGGAGTTTGATAAAATGAGTCCGGAATATCAAGATAGAGTAGAAACAAGAAGAGAAAAAGATAGACGTTTTTTTCAACAACCTGGATATGGGGTTCATACAACAAGAGAAATACCTAGATACGATGATTATGGGATGGAAATGAAAGCTGGTGGTGGAAGAATGGGTTATATGATGGGGACGGAAGTACCCATGAGACAAAATCAAGGTGGTATTAGTGAATTAGACTATAGAAAGACTGGTGGTTTTGTTCCCGTTGGTGTAAAAGAGAAGGCAGATGACGTTCCTGCAATGTTATCTAAGAATGAATTTGTATTTACAGCCGATGCAGTAAAAGCAGCGGGTGGTGGAAGTGTTAGTAAAGGGGCTCAAAAGATGTATAAATTAATGAAGTCCTTAGAAGGTAAATTTAAAGGTAAGAAAATGAGAGCATAATATGGCAGAAAATATTACACAAACAAATATAAGTAGACCCGCACCGTACTTAGAAGCAGCTGGTCAAACTATAATGGATTTAACGACCAAGTTAACTGGTCAACCTATTGATACAAGTAAATTTGCTCCACAGATTGCAGGACAAAACGCTCTTACTCAACAAGCACAACAACAAGCAGCGACTCAAGGTGGACTCGGAACTCTAGCTTTTGATCCTACTACCGGTGCTATGACAGGGGTAGGTGCAGGAACGGGTATTTCTGGATACCAACCTTTCTTAGATCAAGCAGCAGCTTATTCTGGACCACAAGCGTACCAACAGTTTATGTCTCCGTATCAACAAGATGTTATTGATACCACTTTATCTCAATACGATATTCAAGCACAAAAAGGAATGCAACCTTTATCAGCTAATCAAGTTAATGCAGGAGCTTTTGGTCAAGGAAGAGGACAAGTTCAACAAGCAGAATATCAAACGCAAAGTGATATGAATAGAGCTTTACTACAAGCACAATTACAACAACAAGGTTATAGTCAAGCTCAGTCCGCAGCGGCTCAAGCGCAACAGCAACAAGCGGGTCTTGCTTCTCTACAACCTTCATTAGCACAATCAGGAATTCAACAATTAGGTGCAGCTGGAACTTCTAACTTAGCGTATCAACAAGCTATTCAAGATGCTCAATCACAAGGAGCACAAACAGCAGCTTACGAACCTTATAATAGATTACAATTCTTATCTGCTACGACGGGAGGATTATTATCTGGCCAACCTCAATCGTACATGTCTCAAGCAAGTACTAACCAACCTGTAGCGAGCCCTTTAAGTTCCGCACTTTCTGGAGCCGCTACTATTTATGGCCTAGGAAGTTTGTATAATAAATAATGACATATAACGTTTTTAAAAGACCCATGTTCAAAAGAGGTGGGACCCCGGCCCATGGAACAGGGATCATGTCTCATGTAGAACCTAGAGTACAAGCAGCGGGTGGGTATTTTCCAAATACAAATTCAGCGGAAAGAGGAGCTATTGGTAGAGGACAACTTATGCAAAATCTTAAAAATCTTGGTAACAGAGGAATAGGAGCTATTGGAAGAGGAGTAGAAACTATTGGAAGAGGAGTAGGTTATGCTCGTGGTTTTGCTGGATTACCTGCTCTAGGAGTAGGAGCAACGACTGCTGGATTAGGAGCAGCCATAGCCGCACCTATAGCGGGATTAGCTTATTTAAATAGACCTGAGAATGAAGCAGAAGCAAATGTTATGAAACAATATGGTCCTGTAGATGAAACATGGACAGAAGATATGCACCAACAATATAATGAAGATAGAAAATCAGCTCGGGAACAAGCTACTACAGAAACAAAAGATGGGGGTTTAGATGTTTATTCTAACGAGGATACGCCTCCACCAAAGGTGCCTGACAAAAAAGCACCTCCCACTGAAAAAGATATAATGTCCGCAGCTAGGTCTGAAATTGAAAATGAAGCTAAATTAATAAAAGATCTTCTTAGAGATGGAGATTACAGTAAAGGAGAAATGGCTTTATTGATTGCAGAATCTTTAGCAACCCCCGGTGGATTTAATAAAAAATTAGAAACAGCTAGAAAACTAGGTGGTGAAATTGCTAAGACTCAAAGAAAAGAAGATAAAGCAATTACTCTTGAAGCATACAAACGATTTAAAGAAAAAGAACGTGAAACTATCAAAGCTGGAAAATTAGGTGATGTAGAAAAAATATTAAACGAAAGAATTAATCTTGGTTTAAAAAATTCTAAAAAAACAAAATCATCTAGTGGTGAAACTTTATATGATGGATTGACAGTAGATCAATACAGAGAAAAAATTATATCTTCTAGATTAGGGGAAGATAAATATAATGAAATGATATCTAGAAATAGAATAAGTCAAGAAGGAACAGAAATTAGTAGAGATATTAAAACAATAAATGAATTACAAGCTAAACAAAAAATAAGTCCATTAAATAAAGAGGACTTAGCTAAACTAATTGCAAAAACAAAGAGGATTAAAGGTTATTCTAAACTACCTGGATTTAGTGCATATGGTATAAGTTTAGATGACCCTGCTTACATTGGGGGATATTCTTCTGGGGGAAGAGTTAACTATGCTGAAGGTGGTATAGATGGTGGTATAGATGGTGGTGAAGATACCGTTGATGAAATAATTACTTCTGAGGTAGCTGCAAATAACAATGAAACAGCCATTAAACCAGTTCAAAAATTATCATATCAAGAATTAAGAGCAAGACTCCCACGAGAAATTACGGATGACGTAGTTGCTTTGATTTCTAATAATGAACAAGCTTTACAAGATTTTGCCTACCTGCAAACTCAACAAGATGTAGGTGGTTTTAATGTTAAATACGGTGTTAATTTAGTATTACCACCGCAAGCATAGGAGGCCCATGGCTCTTTCATTTGAAGAATTAATGCAGCTTTCACAAGCTTCTAATCAAGCGTCCTCTGATGACGAAATCACACCTGTAGTTGGTGGAGAGGTTGGAATTGGTGGTTATATAGGAGACGTGCTAATTACAGGTCCTGCCAAGGGATTAAGTAATGCTGTAAGAGGTTTATTGGAATTGGGAGCTCTTCCGATTGATTATGTTGCAAATACAAATTTATTAAAAGGAATAGACCAAATATTTAGTGAAGGTTTTTTTAAAACTCCTGAAACCAAAACGGCATTAGGTGATATCACTTCTTTTATAACACAATTCGGTGTACCAGGGGGTGCCGCTTTAAAAATAGCCGGTGGTATTTCAAAATTAAAAGGACTTAGTAATATGACTAAGTTATCTGCATTACCTTCCGCAAGTGCTAAAGGAATGGAACTTGCTAAAAGAGCGGGGTATTTTGGAGCTATTGGAGGAGCTTCCGATATTATTGCTTCTACTTCAGAACAAGAAACTTTATCTGATATATTAGGAATCACACAAAAAACAGATGTAAGTGAGTTGGAAGGAAGCGAAAGAGCTTCTGAAACGTTAAAAACAAAATTAAAATTTGGAGCAGAAGGTGCTGTAGTAGGTGGTGCTATTCCTTTATTGCCAACTGCATTGACCTTAGGTGCTAAATATGGAATTATTAAACCACTTCAATATACCGCTCCCATAGCAGGGGGTTTAATTAGGGCTATTGATTATCCAGTGAGTAAAGCTATTAGTGCTATCGTTGGTAAAAATGAAACTAGTTTATTACAGAAAGCTGTTATTAAAACAGGAGCTTTAATGGATGAGGGTTTTAAAAAGACTGGTATTCCCGATATGGATACATGGAGAAACTTACCTACTGAAGGAAGTGTTAAAAATAAAATATTTAATCAACTTGGAAAATGGAAAGATAATTTCACTGACGACAGTGTAATAGGTCCTATTAAAGATGTTCAAAGAAGAGCTTTAGCTAATATAACTAAGGAAGAAAAAACAATTGGAAATTTATTAGATAAAATAGAAGAAACAAATGCTGATATAGTTAGAAATTATAAAGTTAAAATTTATGATTCTGGAGAAACCCTAGCTCACATTCAAGCAGAAAATAACAAAGTATTTAATCTACTTAAGTTGGATAGAAAATCACAACGAGGAGAGTTTAAAGATACTCTTTCAAGTATAGACCAACGAGTTAGAAAAGATGCCTTACGTTTATATAATAAAGTAGATGTAGTTGATAAAAGACTTAAAAATTATGCTACTAGTTTAGATTACAAAGGTCAAAATGCACTTGATTTTAAAACAAAAGTTCAACAAATATTGCCTGGATTCAGAAATGCTTATTTTAAATTTGATCCAACTAAGGAAGCGGGGGCTGTTGATTTTTTTAGAGAAAAATTATTAAAAGAACCTGTTAGATTAAAAGATATAGCTGAGAAAGCAGCAAAAGAAACAGGGGTTTCTTCTGGAGAAAAATATTTATTGGTAGAAAAAAGAATTATCGAGGAACAAGCTAAACAAGATATGTTGTCTTTAAAGAGATGGGCAATTAATTCAGATGCTGCTGGAGATTTAACTACCACCTTTAAAGGGGTGGCTAAAAGAACTGTTGTAGATGCAACTAAGGTTAAACCAGGTGAATCTATTTTAGATAAAAGAATTCAAGATTTATTTTCCGTCCCTAAAGGAAGTCAAATTAGAGATGTTAAAACAGGTAAAATGATTGACGTACCTGTTTCTGATTTAAAAAGATCTGTAATGAATACGGTACTATTTCAATCAGAACAATACATGAATAGAAAAACAGCTGACTATTTATTGGAACAAGGTGTAAAAGATGGATGGTTGGTAAAAGGAGAAATTGATGCAGATGCTAGAAGTATAGGTAAAACTGCTTTGAGACCAGTTACTCTCCCTGGTGGACCCGATGATTTAGTAAAAGAGAGTATGTTGTTTAAAGGTGTAAATGAAGATCGAATTTATGCATTACCAGAAATTGCAAATGCAATTGTAGGAAGTCCTTCTTTTACAGATAATTTATATAAATCTTCTGTTTATAAAGCATTGATGAATTTAAAAGCAGGAGCTCAAGTTAGTAAAACAATTCTTTCTCCTACTACCCAAGTAAGAAACTTTACTACTGCATCTTTTTTTGCATTAGCTAATGGATTGTGGGGAGGTAAGGTTGGGTTTAGAGACGCTTGGAGAATTATATCCAATGATGTTTTAGGATCAGCAAGAGGGAATGTAGAACAGATAGCTAAACTAGAAAATTTAATAAGCAGGGGTATTGTAGATCAAAACATGGTCATAGGAGATATCAAAGCAGTCATGAATAAAGCTAAAACTAATGGGATTAGTTATGAGCAGATGATGGATCTTCCTGCTATGAAAAAATTAACTAGCGTTTATCAAGGAGCAGATAACTATTGGAAAATATATGCGGATGATTTTTATCAGGGAGCCATGAGAACAGCTATGGGTAATCCAGATGATATTATTGCAATGACTAAAAGTATAGATCCTAAAGTAAAAGCACAAGGTCTGGTTAAGCAAGCTGATTTTGAAAAACAAGTTAAGGATTACTATAAAGATATATTAAAAAAAGAATTTAAAACAGAAGATATTTTTGCAGAGGGTGGGTATCGTAAAAAAAATATAAAAGACATGTTAGAAGAAATGTCCGCAGAAATTGTTACTAATACCATGCCTACTTATAGTAAAGTTCCTGACATAATTAAAATGATAAGAAATTTACCTTTAGGTAATTTTATAGCGTTCCCTGCCGAGATACTAAGAACTACTGCTAATATTGTATCTTTTGGTGCTAGAGAACTTACTAGTTCTAATCCGTTAATTAGACAGATGGGTGCAAAAAGATTAATGGGTGTCACTACTGTATTGGGAGGAGCTGGAACTGCAATACAAAAAACAGCGGAACATTTAACGGGAGTCTCGCCGGATCAAATGGAATCGTACCAAAGATCTTTTGCAGCTCCTTACCAACAAAATTCTACTTTGATTCCATTAAGCAAGCCGGATTCAAATGGTGTTTTTAAATATTTTAATTATTCTTTTTCAAATCCATATGATTCTTTAGTAACACCTGTGAACGCTATTTTTAGACATTTTGCAGATGGTACATTAAATAAAGACTCCGTAGATACTATTGTTATGAACTCTTTATTTGGTGGATCATTAGGGGGAAAAGGTAGGAAGGGAGCTCTTACTGAATTTTTATCTCCTTTTGTAGCTGAATCTATTGGTACCGAAAGAGTTACAGATGTAATTCCTTATGGAAGAGGTGGAAAAACTACTTCTGGAAAAACTATTTATTATGAAAACGATGAACCAGGGGTAAAAATTTCTAAAAGTATTGAACATGTATTAGGTGGATTAACCCCTGGTGCTGTTACTTCTGCTACTAGAGTATGGCAAGGTGCTACACAAAAATTTACAGATTCTGGTACTATGAGAGACGGGGCAACTGAATTAACGGCTTTAATGTCTGGTGTAAGGGTAGATGAAGCTAAACCATTAACTAGTATGCCTTTTATTATTAATTCATTCCAAAGAGATGGACAAAATATCAACAGCAAATTTTCTAGTTCTATATACAACGCAGCAAATAGTCCTGAAGCAAAGTTGTCCGCTTATAAACAATTTCTATTAGAAAGCTACACTAGTCAAAATAGAATGTTTACTACGCTCAAAGATGCAACTTCTTTAGGTATAAATGAGGGAGATATACAAGATTTATTGGAACCTAGATTGACTAAATCTACAGCTAGAGATTTGGTAGACGGAACTTTTAAAGTGCGTTCTGTAAATCGAAAAGGTTTTGATAGTTTAATTGAACGATTGGATAAAGAAAACCCTATAGCTGCTGCTAAATTTGAAAACCAAATAGATAATGTCTTGGAAATAATTGATAATTTACAATATGAGTTAGGTGACTTTAGTTTAGGAAGCCCTTTAGAAAATCTTGAATTATCTATAGATAAAATACTAACACCTGGAGTAAACCAAGCTAGAAGATTAATTAGACCTGTTGCCCCTGCATCAGGGACCGCGGCACCTAGAGTACAATTACCTTCTCAGGTTACAGGAGATTCTGTAAATCCACAAGTAGTAGCAACAGCGCCTCAAGCTCAGGTAACACAAAATTTAGCTAGTCTTCCTTTGGGAGAAAGATACAATATATTATTTGGATAATAAACTATGGCAACATTTAACGAAATATATAACAACTATTTAAGCGGGGTGCAAAGTATTGCACCTATAAGTGGACAACAAGGAATCACGAGTCTTGCAACACCTATTGCTCCTAATATAAATGCTACAGATACTTCTCCCACTAGTACAACCACATCTGCACCCACATCTGCACCCACATCTGCACCCACAACAATGAATGCACCTTTTACTAGTTCCTATTCTATGACTCCCATGGATGCAGTAATGGCGGCAATGAATCCTATTGGGGGACTTGCAACAATGGCAGCACAAAATTATGGCTATCCAAGCCTTGGTTATGCACTTGGAGCCATGACTGGGTTGGGACCCGGTGGAGCAGGGGGTGGTTATGGAGCATCTAATACTTCAGGTGCAGTGGATACCGGAGATTTAGGATCAGAAGTAGCTAATGATGCGGCCAATGCATCCGCGTCTGGAGGGGGGGATAACTCAAATGCAAGTGACCCTGGAGGATCAGATTCCATGGGTTCTTTTGCGAAGGGTGGAAGAGTTTCTTATTTACAAGGGGGTCTAGTTAGTTTATTAGGGAATTATTATGGCAAACGGTAAAACACCAAAAACAACGGGAGAGCATTTAGTAGCTCTATATGGACATGTTACAGGTTTAAAAAAAGATATTAACATTATTAAAACAAACCATTTGAAACACATGGGTTGTTCTATTTCTAAAATAGAAAAAAAAGTAGAAAGTACAGAAGGTAAAATAAACAAACTTTTATACATTTTGATAGCTGGATTATTGGCTGCAGTTCTTGCAATTTTTAAATCTACTGGCAACTAACGGAGAACGAGATGGCTGGCGAAGTATTGGTTCATAAACATTTAATCATTCGCGCTGAAGCAGTAAGTCCCCCAATGGATGTTGCATTCCTAACTAATTGGTTGGGAGATTTTATTAAATCTATCAACATGAAAGTTTTAATGGGTCCTTATGTTGTTTATCATGACGTGCCAGGTAATCGTGGGATTACGGGAGCAGCCATTATTGAAACATCTCATATTGTTATGCATGTTTGGGATGAGCCCTCTCCAGCAATAATGCAATTTGATGTATATTCTTGTGGGGCATTTGATCCCGAGACTATTTGCAAAAAAATTACAAAAGATTTTGAAGTTATTAAAATAGACTATAAATTTTTAGATAGAGAAAATAACTTAACAGATATTGGTGGTGGAACCATTAAACCATTATCAAATTACAATGAAAAAATAAAAGAACAGGCAGAAAAAATATTATTTAATAATAGAAAAGAAGTAGACATCAATACCAATGGATCTGGATACACTATCAAAGAGGGATCCAACAAAGGAAAAACATTGGGTCACACACCAATTCCGACTAAATATCTTTAAAAAGTCTTCCATATCTCAACGTAGACACGCAAGATGAATAGGGTTGACTATCTCTATAGCCAATCTTTCATGTCTTCATTCATAATTTCGTTAGCAATATTCATTTTTTTTATTAACGCTTGTACAATTTTTTCATCTACTGTATCTTCAGCAATAATATCAATATAAGTCATTTTTCTTGATTGTCCTGCTCTATTGATTCTAGCTTCTGATTGAGTCCTCTTCTCTAAGTCATAACCATTAGAATAATAAATCATTACATTAGCTTCTGTTAAGGTTATTCCATAGCCACCTGTTTGAGGTGTTCCAATTAAAAACCGGACCGGACTGTTGGGGTCCTGTAATTTTTTAATATTGCCTTGGCGTAGTTCAAAAGGGGTTTCACCATAGTAAGTAACATAAGAATCTTTCCCATATTCTTTTTCTATGGCTGCCACAATGGCTTTGATGTCATGTTTATAATGAGCCCATATCACAGCTTTGTTTTCTACTTCTTTTAAAATATCCATTAGGGTAGTTAGCCGTTCATTCTTAATATCTTTTATAGTTCCATCATCAGCAGTAAAATGACCACAGGTAATTTGATGCAGTCTCATTAATTGAACTAGAGCGGTAGCCGTCGTCATTAGTTTTCCATCTAATTGTGCTAAAGCAATTTGTTTCATTTGATAATATACTTTCTGTTGTTCAGGAGATAACTGAATTATTCTTTTCATAAAAGTATAATCCGGTAAATCTAAACAATCTTCTTTTAATACCCGGTAAGAAAATTTTTCTATTCTTTCCGATAGTTCGGCCAAGTTTTTATAACCAACTACTATTTGAATAGAACGACCTCCAAAATTTGCAGATTTCATTACTGCATACCTAGTTCTAAAGGCATAATAGGAAGTGAAATCCAATAGACCGTCGTCTAAAAACTCACATTGTTTATATAAATCTAAAGGTGATTTAGTTACAGGAGATCCTGTTAATATTCTTCGGTACTTAGCATGTTTACCCAATCCAACAATTGCTTTAGTTCTTTTAGCTTCTGGATTTTTAATGGTAGTAGATTCATCTATAGCCATCAATGTATTGTGGCAACTTAGAAATTTAGCTGCAAACTTTAAACCTTTTTCACTAGAAAAAGATTCTACATTCATAATAAGAATATGAAGTTTTTCTGTAGATTCAAATAATTTATTGAGTTCCGTTTGTTGTTTTTTATTAATTGTGGCGCGCCATAATACTACATCTTTCTCTACATGAGTAGCCATATGATTTGGTATTTCTAAATCAAACCAGTTTCGATAAACTCCTTTTGGTGCTATAATCAATGCCCCATTTATTTTACCTTTATCATAGAGCATGGAGATGTTATCAACAAGAATTTTAGATTTACCCGTGCCCATCTCGCAAAAATATGCAAATGCTTCTTTGTTCCACGACTTTTCCAATGCAGTAATTTGATGTGCATAGGGCTTAGTTTTAAACTTATAATCCATAATAATATTCTTCTTTCTAATTGACAGTATATTCAAAAATTGTATAGATTGTCAAGTACTTATTTTTTACCTTTTTTTCTATTATCGAGACTCCATAAAGGTTGTAAATTTTTATAATTAAAACAAAGTAGTTGTTGTTTTTCTTTCGTTAAATCAAACTTATAACAGGGTTTAATATGGTCTATTTCCCACTTACCATAATTTTCTCTGTCCATCCCTTCAGTAAATTTTAATTCTAAATAACTCCACAAAAATTCCATATTAGGTACCCCTAAAAGTTGTAGTGTTCTTTTAGTTTTTTTAACACCTATATTATGTAGAGCAGAATTAACTCTTCTTCTACAATTATCTAATATTCTAAATCCAGGGTCTATTTGTCTTCTTTTTCTTTTATAAATAACTTTTAAAGGTATTAATCTTTTTCTATTTTTTGCCCACCATGCCTTATCGTATTCTGCTTTGCTCTTCTTATATAGCGGATCTTTGTTTCTTTCTACTCCCCTTTTTATAAGTTTTGCTCTATTTTTAATATAGTAAGCTTTATCATATTCTGATTTTTTTATTGCACTCATTTCCATACTTGACAATCTATACAATAAACCGTATTTAGTTGTCAAGCGAAAGTATGGAAAATACAGTTTACGTTATTCAAGAATTACCAGGAACTAAATCTGGTGCTCCTAAATTTAATATTATGGGTGCACAGAAGTATGGAAAAATTGTCACACTTCTTCCAGAATTCTCTCAAATTATTTTATCCCCTGGACCCCTTATTTTTAAATTAAGAAAATTATTAAGAGATTATAAAGAAACAGATCATTTGTTATTAACAGGGGATCCAGCAATTATTGGGGTGGCGTGCGCAATTGTCGCAGATGTAACTGGTGGTAGATTTAATTTATTAAAGTGGGATAGACAAGAAAAGACATATTATCCTATAGAAATTAATTTATATGAAAAAGGAAAGATTGAAGATTAAGCTTGACATCAGCTTTTATGTAATTATATATACACACACATTACTAACCCAGAAAGAAAGGAAATAAGTTATGAGTATAAATTTTGAGGAAGATAAAAAAGAAGTTTTAGAGATGTCTACGGACAACGATAAAAAATCTTTATCTGATCAAGTAGAAAAGTTAAAGAATTTGGAGGACCATATTCTTGCTAAAGAAGAAGAATTAAAAACTCTTAAGCAGCAAGCAGATGTTGTCTCTGGTGAAGTAATTCCTACCATGATGTTGGAATTAAATATCTCTACATTAAAATTAGCAGACGGTTCGGCTGTAGAAGTCAAACCCGTCTACGGTGCTTCTATCTCAGCAGAGAAAAAAGAAGAAGCATTTGAATGGCTTCGTAGTAACGGCTTGGGTGATCTTATTAAAAATGAGATCATTGTTTCTTTTGGCCGAAACGAAGATAACAAGGCAATAGCGTATGCTACCCTTGCACAAGGTCAAGGATTTCAACCATCCCAGAAATTAAAGGTTGAACCCATGACACTTAAAGCACTGGTCCGTGAGCGTCTCGAATCTGGTAAAGAGATGCCCACGGAACTATTTAATGTGTTCGCAGGAAACCGAACCAAAATAACAAGGAAACAATAACAATGGAAAAGGAAACAAGAACCATGCAACAAGGAACGACAGAGAAGAAGACTGAGGTAGCTGTTAAAGCTGCAGCAGGTGCATTGTCTACAATATCTTTTGAAGATGATGCAAATCAAGGATTAAATAATCTAAGTCATGAAGACTTAGCATTACCTTTCTTGAAAGTTTTGGGACAGTTATCTCCGGAAATAAATAAAAGAGATGGAAAATATGTTCAAGGTGCAGAACCTGGAATGATTTTCAATACTGTTACCAAGGAACTATTTGATGGTGAAAAAGGAATTGATGTAATTCCATGTCACTACAAATTGGAATATGTTGAATGGCAAGAAAGAGGTGAAGGGGGAGGTGCTCCAGTAGCAATACATCCATCCTCTAGTGATATCCTATCACAAACAAAAAGAGACGCATCTTGGAAAGATAGATTACCTAATGGTAACTATATTGAAAAGACAGCTAGTCATTTTTTAATTGTGAATGGTAACTCGCCTTCTTCGGCGCTACTTACTATGAAATCTACTCAATTAAAAATTAGTAGGAAATGGAATAGTATGATGGCTAGTATCAAATTAAAAGGTACTAATGGTTTATATACTCCGGCTTCTTTTAGCCATGTGTATAAATTAAAAACAGTTCAGCTATCCAATGACAAAGGAACATGGTTTGGTTGGGAAGTTAATTTAGTAGGCCCCGTTCAAGATGTAGCATTGTATCAACAATCTAAATCTTTTTCTGAGAGCGTTTCTAAAGGAAACGTTCTAGCGAAACATGGTGAGCCCACAAATAATAAAAATGGTAAGGATTCAGAAGCACACTTCTAAGTCTTTTAAGTAACTATGGGCGGTGTATACCGCCCATATAAATTATATTGTGAGGAAAACATGGAAAGAAAGTTTATAGAGTTTTTTACTGGGTTGGATAGAAATTTTGGCTATTGTGATTTAAGTAATGCTAAAGTTAATTCAGAGACAGGTAAATTAGAGATACCCAATAAAGATTATGGTTGGAAAGGCAGACCTATTGAGGATGCTGATTATATAAAACATTTAGAGGGAACCGTATCTATCGGCATACAACCTTGTAATGATGATGGTGAAGTCATTTTTGGTGCAATAGACGTAGATGTTTATAAAAATTTTGATATTAAAAAATTACTAAAGACCATTCAAGATTTAGACATACCTGTTATACCTGTTAAATCTAAAAGTGGTGGTATACATCTATACGTACATTTTGTAAACTATGTGAATGCATCTTTTGCAAGAGAATTTTTAAAAAATTTATTATACACACTTAAGTTAGATCCTAAGACAGAGATTTATCCAAAACAAACTACAGTAGAGGGTAGAGTAGGTAACTTTATCAACATTCCTTATTTTGGAAAAAAGGAAAGAGTAGCTATTAATCCAGAAACAGGAGACGAATTTACCTTTGATCAATATATATCCGTAGTAGAAGCTAATAGAAAAACAGACAAAGAACTAAAAGATTTTGTACTAAAGTTAACTAATTCTGAATTAACAGGTGGCCCAGAAGAATTTATAGATGGACCTCCATGTTTGCAACAATTGGCAAAAGAAAAACTAGAAGATGGTAGAGATAGATTTCTTTATAACTATATGGTGTTTGCTAAAAAGAAATACCCCGATGGTTGGGAAGATAAAGTTAGGTATGCTGCTAGAGAATATTTTAAAAACGATGGTAAATGGGATGATAAAAAAGTAGAGCAGAAAATAAAGAGTTGGGGTCAAACAGAATCCGGTTACACATGTGAAGACGGTGTTATTACTGGACATTGTATGGAACCTCTTTGTTATAAGAGAAAATTTGGTAAGGCAACTGATAATGTAATGGAATGGCCTACCCTTTCTAGTTTAACTAAAATTAATTTTGATGAACCAGAGTTTGAGTTAACAGTTCTCCATAGAGATAAAAGTGGTGATGAAAAATCAGAACAGATGTCTTTCAAAAAGGGGGATGCTTTCTTAGTACAAGTTGATTTTAGGAAACAAGTTGCGACTCAGTTGGGTATTTTTTTACCTAAAATTAAAGATAAGGATTATTCTTTAATTATGAAAGTATTATTTGATGGTATTGAAAGTCAAAAACCACCCACAGGTACTACTAATAAGGAGAAATTATTTAGATATGTTCGAGAATATATCCATCAAATACCTGCAACCAGTCACGCATCTTTTGCAAGTGGTGCTACCTTGGTTAAGGAAGACAAGGGGGCAGACAAAGCTTATTTTGTATATGAACGTTTCTATGATTTTTTAAGAAGAAAAGATTGGAGAGTAGAAGATGGTAAGACAGGATCGTGGATTAAAAAATGGTTTAAGGGTGAGTTTGGTAAAAGAACAAGATATCCAAAATCAGAAACTCAAAAACATTCTAATCCACAGGTAGATTGTATGAGCGTTCCTATGGAGTTGTTTAAAAAAGAAAATGCTCCCGATGAATTGATTGAAATGCTAAACAAAGATGACATTATATAATGATTTATAAAGTGTTTGGTCCTCCAGGTACAGGTAAAACTACTCATTTAATTGAGAAGGCAAATGGTTACATTAAGGAAGGAGCTTCTTTAGATGAAATAGGTTATTTTGCTTTTACTAAAAAAGCTGCAACAGAAGCCAAAAATAGAATGCCCTTTGAAAAAAAGAAACTTAAATATTTTCAAACATTACATTCATTAGCTTTTCATACGTTGGGTCTTAAGGAAGAGAACGTTATGCAGCCTTATCACTATGAGGACTTAGGTAAGCTTTTAAATATAAGAGTAAAATTTGAAAGCAATGATCAAGAATCTTTTTATTTAACCTGTGATAATTTGTATTATCAATTAATAGGTAGAGCAAAGAATAAAGATATATCCGTTAGAGCAGAGTATTGTACGGGGGAGTATCCAAGGGAAGAAATAGATTGGGACACGTTAAATCACATTAACATTAACTTAGACCAATATAAAAAGAAGAACAGTTTAATAGATTTTAATGACATGATTTATATGTTTATTAAAGAAGAAGAAAAATGTCCTAAGTTCAAAGCTATCTTTATAGATGAAGCTCAGGATTTATCTCCTATCCAATGGAGGATGTTTGATATTTTACGAAAAAAATCAGATGATATTTATTTAGCGGGGGATGACGATCAAGCTATTTATGCTTGGGCGGGAGCAGATGTAGATAGGTTTATAGATGAGAAAGCAGATGATGAACAGGTACTAGAGCAGTCTAGAAGGATCCCTAAAGCAGTGCAGGAACTATCCGAAATTGTTTTAAACAGAATAGAAGGTAAGAGAAAGACTAAAAAATATTTACCCAGAGATGAGGAGGGGTCGGTAGAGAAAATATTTAATTTAGATCAAATAGATTTACATACGGGTAACTGGTTAATTTTAGCTAGAACAGGGAGTAGGCTTTTGGAAATTATGGATTTATTAAAAGAAAAAGGAATTTACTACCAAACTAAAAAAGGAAAAAGTTTTAAGGTTAGTTTATATAAATGTATTCTTAATTACGAAAGAGCTAAGACAACTCCTTTAACAGAATCAGAGTTATCCGATGTGAAAGAATACACAGGAAAGGATGTAATTAATCCAGAAATACCTTGGTTTGAGGCTTTTGAGAAGGCTCCACAAGATGAAATTCAATACATACGATTAATGTTATCTAATCGTGAAAAATTATCTCTGGATGCAAGGGTACGGTTGTCAACTATTCATGCTGCAAAAGGTGGTGAGGAGGACAATGTTATTCTTATCTTGGATAATGCTAGAAAAATAAGAAGAGCGGTACAAGATAGTCTCAGTAAAAGAGATGAAGAACATCGTGTGTGGTATGTGGCTATTACACGAGCAAAACAAAAACTCTATTTACATAGAGCAAAAATAGAAAGGAATGGGTATCAATTATGACAACTAAAGAAGATTTGGAAAGATTATTTCCAACAACTAGGCAGGAAGGTGGAAATCATTATTCTAAGCATAAAATTCAACCCTATACTTTTATTACTGCGAATGACTTGAGTTTCTTTCAGGGAAATGTTATCAAGTACGTGGTTCGTTATAAAGATAAAAACGGAGTTGAAGATTTAAAAAAAGTAATTCATTATTGTGAATTAGAAATAGAAAGGTTAAAAAATGCAGATAGATTATAGTGAAATGTTAACTTATGATTTAGGTTTTATTACCTGCGTCTGTGTTATTACTTTTATAATTATGAGGTTGATATAATGAAAGTACCTTTATTCGTAGCACAGACAGAATGGATAGAACCGGAAGAGTATCCTGATTTACGATCTTATGATGAAATTGCTATTGACTTAGAGACAAGAGATCCTGATTTAAAATCTAAAGGATCCGGGGCCGTAATTGGTAATGGAGAAGTTGTAGGTATTGCGGTTGCTGTACCAGGAAGAAAGTTTTATTTTCCCATTGCTCACGGATCAGGGCCCAACATGGATCGCAAGAAAACTTTAGAATGGTTCACGGATATATGTGCATCCCCTGCTTTAAAAATATTTCATAATGCTATGTATGATGTATGTTGGATACGTAGTTTAGGTATAAAAATCAATGGTTTAATCGTGGATACTATGATTGCGGCTTCTTTAGTAGATGAGAATAGATTTCAATATTCTTTAAATGCTTTGGGTTGGGATTATCTAGGTCATGGTAAAAGCGAAGGAGCTTTGAATGAGGAAGCTAAGTCTAGAGGGTTAGATCCTAAAGCGGATATGTGGCAATTACCGGCGATGTATGTGGGAGCCTATGCAGAAAAAGATGCGGAACTTACTTTAGAACTTTGGCAGATGATGAAGAAAGAGATTATTCATCAAGATATAGAATCCATTTTTAATCTAGAGACAGATTTATTCCCGTGTCTGGTAGACATGAAATTTAAAGGCGTGAGAGTAGATATTGAAAGAGCTCACAAATTGAAAGAACAGTTATCCAAACAAGAAGAAGTATTACTGCTAGAAGTGCAAAAACAAACGGGAATAGAACCTCAAATATGGGCAGCACGATCCATTGCCAAAATCTTTGACAAGTTGAGTTTAACTTATGCCAAAACTGAAAAAACAAATGCACCCTCCTTTACTAAAAATGAATTACAGGAACATAAACATCCTGTAGTACAAATGATAGCAAAAGCCAGGGAGATAAACAAGGCTCATACTACTTTTATTGACACTATTATTAGACATGAACATAAAGGTAGAATCCATGCGGATATTAATCAAATAAGATCCGACCAAGGGGGAACAGTTACAGGTAGGTTTAGTTACTCTAATCCTAATCTACAACAACTTCCAGCTAGGAATAAAGAGTTGGGACCTATGATCCGTTCCTTATTTTTACCAGAAAAAGGTTGCACCTGGGGTTGTTTCGATTACTCACAACAAGAACCAAGATTAGTTGCACACTATGCTTCCCTTTATAAATTTCCTTCGGTGCATGAAGTAATAGAGGAATATAATAATGATTCTTCTACAGACTTTCACCAAATGGTAGCAGAGATGGCAGAGATTCCTAGATCACAAGCTAAGACTATTAACTTAGGTTTGTTTTATGGAATGGGTAAAACTAAATTACAGGCTGAACTCGGTGTGTCTAAAGATAAGGCTTCGGAATTATTTGAACAGTATCATGCAAAAGTTCCTTTCGTAAAACAATTAATTAATGCTGCATCTAATAGAGCCCAGGAACGTGGTCAAATACGAACGTTACTAGGTAGACTATGCAGGTTTCATTTATGGGAACCTAACAGCTTTGGGATGCACAAAGCGTTGACACATGAAGAGGCACTCCAGGAACACGGACCAGGGATCAAAAGAGCTTATACTTACAAAGCTTTAAATAAATTGATTCAAGGTAGTGCAGCAGACATGACTAAACAAGCGATGGTGAATTTATATAAAGAAGGAATTGTAGCACATATCCAAATCCACGATGAATTAGATATATCTGTAGAATCTCCAGAACATGCTGAAAAAATAACAAAGATTATGGAAAATGCGGTTAAGCTAGAGGTCCCAAACAAGGTCGATTATGAATCTGGTGAAACATGGGGAGATATATTTGATTAAATTATGGCATATCTTAATTCAAATATACCACCACTGTATTGTTCCGTTAGGAAAGAGTATCTTTATGATCTTAAAAATCATCATGAAGAAAGTGAGGAGTGTGTGGTCTTCGGGTTTGCATCAATCTCCGGCAAAGCCATCTTGTTTCACGCCTTATTACCAAACGGTGCGGTATACTATCGCCTGCCTATCTCGGCGTTTTTCCAAAAACGTTTTTCTAGATCCGAAGTGCCCGATATGTCAGTTGACTCGTTACAATTGTGGAACTGTTTTAGTTACTATCCTGCTGTTACTACTTTTGATTTTTTAAGTGGCCAACGTGGAAAATTTATGAGTAAAGATAAAAAATTATATCACGGAGAATATTTATTTACTATTGATTGGGCCCATCCAGATTCCAATATTTTGGATACAGAACATTCTGAAATTCCTCACGAACATAAGTGTGCACACATTTTGGCTCTCGATAACGGTAATTATGCAGCTCAGCCTAATAATCGTATTCTGTGGAACATTCCTAGTTTTACTACTAGTGACGCTAAACCGGACTACAAGGTCCAAACTACGACTTGGAACGTAGAGAACAAAGACTGGAAAACAGATGACACTAATGATATGTTTTATGATATAAAAAAATAATGAAACTTTCAGCAAATTTTCAATTAAGTGAGTTAGTTAAATCTCAAGTAGCTGAGCGAAAAGGTATATCTAACAACCCTTCACCTGCCCACATAGATAATTTAAAGGCACTCTGTGTCAATGTATTGCAACCCATTCGATCTCATTTTGATTCTCCTGTTCTTATTTCTTCTGGATATCGTTCAGGTGAATTAAATATTGCCATTGGCAGCTCTATTAAATCACAACACATCGAAGGTAAGGCAGCAGACATAGAGGTAGCCGGGGTAGACAACAAAGAATTAGCAGAGTGGATCAGAGATAACTTAGAATTTGATCAACTTATTTTAGAATTTTATAGAGATGGAGAACCTGACAGTGGCTGGGTACACGTGTCTTGGAGTTCTGGCGAGAACCGAAATCAAACATTAAAGGCTTTACGAAATGAAGACGGTAAAGTAGTGTATAAACCATGGTAAATATAAAAAAAGCTAAGAAAAAAGAGTATTTAAAACAATATTAT